CATATCGGCAAACCGTGTTTCGCGCACCACCACAACGTCAAAGCCGCGCGCCGCGATGATCTCGCCAGCCGTGCGCCACTGCTCCACATTGCTGTTGCGTTGCGGCCAGTGTTCCGCCTCGCGCAGCGTCATGGTGACCCGGCGCGGATCGCGTAGCGCTTCGCCAGACGGCCGCAGCGGGCGAACGCCATCCGCCATGCAATTGATCTGCAGCCGCAAGCCGTAAAGACTCTGCTGCCAGCCGATCGAATGCGGCGCCGGATTGGCCGGCCGTTCCTCGCAAAGCTTTACGCTTGCGCGCGGCAGCATCTGCGCCATCGGGATCGCAACGCGGAAAAGTAGTTCGCGACGTTCAGCGACGCTATGCGGCCATAATCGATCGTCGCGGAAGCCGCCAACGGGACCGGGCAGGATTTCGATCGCTACCGCATCGCATCCGCGGCGGCGGCGTTGCCGTTCCACTTCGCATAAAAACGCAACGATATCGTAGGTCGGAGGCGCGCACTTCAGATCGTAATAGGCCTTTAGCACACTCATTGTGGAAAGTGCGGCTTAAGACCTTCAAGGATTGCATCCGCGGCCTGGTGATTGCGATCGGCATTGCCCAGCACGGCAAAGCGCTGCCGAAAATTTCGCACGTGTGAACCGCGAAACCGCTGCCTGCCAAACTCAACCACCTCCGCAACGTTCAGCGGATTGCGCGCAGGATGTCTCTTGTTTGCCGGCGACAATTCGCAAACCGCGAATTCACGCTTGTTAAAATACACGACCTGATCTTCGCCATAGGCTTCCAGCACGTCATCATCGATCGTGCCTTTGAAATCCAGCGGGCGATCCTTGATGATGAACATCGGCGTTAGATGAAAGCAGTGCATCGACACGACGGGAGTGGAAGTCGGCGCTTGCGGAGTATGACCGAAGAATAAAATCGTCGGATGATGTGTCCGGCCGCTGCCCCAAATGCACTCTTCGGTGATCGGATGACGATGCGCCCAGATATAGTGCGACAACGTTTCGGCATCGGCGCCAATCGGCGGCACGTTGCCATCGATAAGCGTGCGGATGCCGACCGAAACCCCGACCGTTTTTTTGCCCTGCAGCGCCGCGTCGACCGCGGCGAAGGTTTCGATTGACACCACGATATCGGAATTCAAAAGCGCCAGCAGCGCGCCTTGCGGCGCCCACGCAATCGCGTCGCGATGCGCCTGCTTAAAGGCGACCCATTGGCCGTCGTGGCCAGGACCAGCTTGCGGATCGCGGTATTCAACGTGCTGGCCGCGCAGCGCGACTGCAAAAGCATCGCGCTCATACGTGTGAACCAAGAAATGCGCTGCATAATCCGATCGCCAGGCGCGCAAGGCCGCAAGCGTGGCCGGGATCGTGTAGCGCACCGCGAGATTAACGTACTCTCTGCCCCAAGCCGGGATGGCAATGAACACTTCACGCGCGGACATAACGAAAAACTAGACCGCGGAAGTGATGGGGTCGACGGTCGCGCAATGCGTTTCGATTTGCGCAAGCGTCGCGTTCGGGCCGATGGCAAGCGAACCGTCATAGGCTTTCACGCCGGAAAATCCCGGCGTCGTGGAATCGATGCGCAGCACGCCGCCCTTTTCGCTTTCCAGATATCGCAAGCGCATGATGGTGTTTGCCGATGGAAGAGCCATGATGATTGCCTTTCTAGCTTGCTACGCGCGAAGCCCATTGCAGCGCCGTTTCGATATCGCATTTCGGGAAGCACTCAATCGCGCTCGCCGGCGACGCGTTCAGAACGTAAGTGCCTCGCGCTCGCAGCCGCGGCGCCATGGCATTGAAATTTCGCGCCCAGCGCGACCAGCTTTGATCATTGGCGACGTGATGCCACGGATAGGCATCGTGATAGTGATGCTTGCCGCCCACCAGGCCGTAGTCATAGCCCAGCAGCACGATCAGCCGCGCACCCTTGAGCACCGCGAGATTGAGCGCGGCGTAACCGGACGTGCCGCCGGTCGCCAGTGCGCCAGGATCGGCAGACAAAGGTTCTTCGCCCTGCCGCAGATAGATCGCGCCCGGCACTTCTTCCAGGACTTCAAACCAGCGATCGCCGACCGCCAGGTAAAGTTCACGCGCGCTCGCAAAGGCTTTAAGTTCGGCGGCCCGGTTGCGCACGAAAGGATGATCGATGGAAATGCCGCAGCTGCATTCCACGTTGAACATCGACTGATTTATGCCGATTACTTCGCCGATCGGCGCCAGGCGTGTGAAGTCGAAACCGCGAAGCGATGCGCCGCCGCCCACCAGAAACACCACACGGCCGGGCTGCCACAGCGGCCCGGCCGTACCAAATTGCATTTAGCACTGGCCAGTCAAGATCACCGTACCGGTGGCGCTTGGATTCGCCGCGGCCGCGCCCGCGATACCGACCTTGATATCGCTGGACGAGTTGACATTGGTAACGGCCAGGTTGTTCGGCGACCAATAGAGCACGTCGCCGATCGACCACGCCTGCGCCGAAATCTTCGGCAGCGTGAAGACGCCCTTGCGCCACAACTCGCTTGGCTGGCCGGCCGAAGCCGTGATGCCGGCGACGCCGAAGAGCGCCGCGCCGATCAGATAGGGATTGCCGGAAACGGTGCCACCGGTCGGCGCAGTGATATCGATGGCGTCGCCCTGCTGAACCTGATTTTTCATGACGGATGTTCCTTGTGGATTGAATCGGGGAGGGGACGCGCGCCGCCCGGCGATGCGAGGCGGCGCGCGGAAGGGCCGTTGCTTGGCTTGCGCCTAGCTGCCGTAGTTTTCGTAGAAGCCGCGGTAATCGATGGCGCCGCAGCCGAAGTCGTGCTCCATCGAGATCTTGATACCCTGCACGCCGAACGGTTCAAAGGTGCGCACCCGCGGGCCGCTGGCACCGTTCAAGAAGCCATAGGCGAAGCACGGCACGCGGCCCGGTTCGGCAGCGAGATACCACGCAGTGCCGGTGATATTCGCATCCGATACCGATCGCAGACGGCCACTGAACGGATTGACGCTGGTGGTCAAGGTCGGCGTGATCGACGCCACCATCTGGTCGGCGACCGTTTCCTGCGCCGGCCCCGTCAGGATGATGCGAGGCGGAACGTTCAGATAAAGGCCCGTCAAGGACTTCATCCCCCGCAACGCCTGGCGTGCGGTGCCGATCGTCGACACGCTGGGCGCAGCACCGGAACCGCTCCCGACCAGATTGCCGTGGCCGGCCGCGAACACGGCCGTATTGTCCTGCAGCAGCGTGGGATTCGAATTAAACATCGTGAAGAACGTGTTGTTTTCGAACACCAGCACGGAATCGCCCGCCGATCCCAAAATCTGATCGATGGCGCCGAGATCGTCATTCACCAGCATCTGCCGCGAGATCGTGAACACGATGCCATAAGGCGTCACGCTCAAAGTCTCGCCGTCGTCGCTGGTGGTGCCGTATTTCAGTTCGCCGGTTTCCGTCACCTTCTGCAGTTGCGGAAACTCACCGGCCCTGATCTGCGGATGCGGGCGGAAATCGTTGAACGGCCGCTCGATCGCGATCTCGCGATAGGTCGGCATGTGCAACTCGTAACGCGCCAGCAGCGACTTGTTCAGCACGTTCTGGAAGATGTTCGGAAAATCCGAAGTCGATTCGAACGCGCGCGTCAGGATATCCGTAGCCATGCCGGCACTGATCAGACCGCGGCCGCGATAGTTGATGCAAGCGCCCGCGATTTCGATCAGGCTCATACCCATGTACTGCTGGGCTTGAGCGCGCAGCCCTTCGATGCGGGCCGCCTCCTTCACATCCTTCGGCTTGTAGTCGATACGCACGTCGCGCCGGGAATTGAGAATGCGCGTGATCAGCGCGACTTCCATCGCGGCCGACCGGCCATCGAGTTCGTCGCGGCCGACTTGCACGTGTTCGAAGACAGTGCCGGTCGGGCGGTCTTGCTTCGAACGTTTGGCAAGTTCGTCGAAGAGGCGCTTGCGCATGGCATCCGGCGTTTCGTTGCGCTGGATCGCGTCCTGCAGGTTCAAGTCGATTTTAAGGTCGCGCGCCTGCCGATCGATCGTTGTCAAGTCGACAAGCTGCGATCGGGTCAGCGTCGTGGGCAACTGACGATCGTTGTCGTCGCCTTCGTCGTCTTCATTGTGGTCGCGGCCCTTGCCCTTGCGCTTCTTGCGCTTCTTCTTGCCGGCGTCGTCGTCGTCATCGGCGTCGTCGTCGTCATCGTCGGCGTCGTCGTCATCGTCCGCGTCGCCGTCTTCGTCGCCGGCGCGGGTCAGAACGGCAAGAGCCTGGCGGCGTTCCTCGCGGCGCGCCGCAAGTTTCTTTTCGAGCGCGGTGATTTCGCCGGACGCTTCCGCGATCTGAGTCGTCAAGGTGGCGTGTTCACCTTCGATGCGGGTGGCATCTTCCTTGCCGGTTTCGGGAGTGATCAGCTTCAGCTTCGCCGCCGCCTCACCCTCCAGGCGCGTTTTCTTCGCGCGCAATTCCTTTAGCTTTTTCTTCATAGCTATCCTCGCTTTTGTGAAGAGGGCGCCAAGGTTTTTGCCAAGCGCGACCCGATTGCCTTGCCGAAGGGCCAATGAGGCGACGCAGAACTAAAGCTTGATGAACTGACTTTTAGGAACGCGCAGCGATCGCTTGCCGCGCTCGCATACGGGCCAGTGCGGCATCATTCGAAGATGCGTCGCCGGCGGCGATAGGTGCGCCGCGCGCGCCGAATTCGTAAGTGATGGAAAGATTGCCGCTGCGCAGCGTGACGGCGCGCGATTGCGCCAACAATTCGGGATTGAAATGTTCAATGCCGCCGGCGCCGGCGTGCGACCGAAACACGGCATCCTGATCCGCCGGCACGGAAACCAGCGACACTTCGAACAAGGTCCAGCGGATCGCAGTGAAGGTGTATTTCACATCCCACTGCATGCGTTCTTTTTCCGGATCGATCACGTTGCCGTCCGGATCGGTGATCTTCCATTCGTCAACGCGGTAGCCGATCGAAACGGCGCGGATCATGCCGCGCGCCACAAGCCCTTCGGCCTTGCGGCCGGCTTCGCTATCGTCGAACAGCAAAAGGCCCAGCAGCTGCCCGGCATCGAGCCATGCGCGCTGCAGATTGCCGAATACGCCGCCGATGCCGAAGACATTGTGACTATCGATAACCGGCACGCCGCAGCTGGCGAGACGTTCCAGATTGATGGCACCGGCTTCGATCAAAAGAACTTCGGTGCCGTAATAGCGCTCGACCGCGGCGCCGGTTGACATGACCACTTCGACCGTGCGCGCCTTGGCGTCATAGGTCGACGGCTTGAACGTGGCGAAGCGGGTTTCGATCGCAGTGCCCTTGAGCATCTGCCTGATCGCGGCGGCGCGACCGTCAGCGCTCATTTTCAGAACCACGGCATTGGCTTCCTTGATGGCGTCGGCTTCCGATTTGCCGGCCTTCAACGCAGCATTGGCGGTATCCGCCCACGCCTTTTTCTTCGAAGCGGTGTCGGCGTGATGCGTATGATCGCCGGCATCATCTGAAGTCCACGGCATTTTGTTCGCTCCGCTTTATCGCCGAAGGCGAGCGACGTTGCCCGCATTCTCTGCCGCGCGCGCGGCATCGGCTGCCGCATCGGTCGCGTCATCCTCACTGTCCGCATCGGATGCGGCGCGCGCCGTCGCCGGCGGCTGGCGGCCGTGCTGATCCACGTAACGCGGATCGATATCGAATTTCAGTTGCGCTTCATCGCTGCGTTTGAAGAACGCCGCCGTGTCATCGATGGTGCGGCGCCAGTTGCCGCCCTTCGACGCGATGAATTCCTGCGGCGTCATCCGGCCGGCGCGCACCTCGTTGCGCTCCGCATCCAGATCGTCCTTCGGATTGATCGCCTCGCGCGCCGGCGTAACCCAAGTGCAGGGATAGCCTTCGCGCCGCGGCGCCAGGCGCCCGGCCAGCACGGCGCGCGAAATGAAGCGTTCCCATACCGGCTTGCACATCATTGGCAGCACGGTATGGGCCTGCAGCTGCGATACCAGGCGCCAGAAATCCAGCTTGCCGGCGCGCAGGCTGATATAGCTGGCCTGGCGCAGATCGCCCGTCGCCTGATCGTAAGTGCAGCCAACGCCGGCGGCCATCGCCTGCAGATTATAGATCAGCATCGGATCGATCTGCGTGTTCGAAGTCGGCTGCGCGAACTTGATTTCCTGGCCCTGGCGCAGTTCCTTGATCATCCCAGGTTCAAAGGAAGTGACCATGGCTTGCGGATTGGCAACATCGATCGTCGCCGCGGTGCCGGCCTGCGATGGATCAAGCAACGGAACGGTTTGATCATCGTTTTCGATGAAGCCCGCGAAGCACGCTTCGATGCGCGCCTTCACGTTCGCCGCATCGATGAAATCGGCGAGTTCGCGCGCGGTCGTCAGGATCGGCGCGAACCACGGCACGCCGCGCACCTGGCCAGGCCGCAGCACCTTGAACATATGGACCAGTTCATCGGCCGGCACGAATTTCGAAATCAGCGGCCGCATATTCAGCGTCGTGATTTCGCCGGGATGATAGGGCCACAGCCACAAGCCGATGCGCTTGTCATAGTCGCCGAGGCCAACGCCCAGCCGCGTGCGCACCAGACGGCTATCGTTGGCCTCGCGGGCGTCAGCGTAAAGGCCATCGCGGAACTGATCGATGTAATCGGATTCCAAAAGCTGCAGCTGCATCGGCACGGCAACGGTCTTGCCGTTTATCTTTTCATCGATCGGGATATCGATGAAGCGCGACACCACTTCGCCGGACTCGATGGTGGAGCGCAGCGCCAGCGCCTGCAGCGCGCCGAAGTGCAGCTGGCCGGTCACGTCGGCCTGCGCACACCAATCCTCCCACAGCTGCTGCACGCTCTTGTCGATGCGATCGCTGCCGGTGGCCGGAACAGGCACCAGGCCATTGCCGATCGTGTGACCAACAAAAATATCCATCATGCGCGGCGCATGCGGCGTATTGCGCGCGAGATCGCGCGAGCGATCGCGCAGCGGCCGCAGCGCCAGCTGGATCTCCGCGTTCGCCGCCGTGTGCAAGGTCTTCCAGGCCGATGACCGGCGGCCAACGGAAGCGCCTTCATAAGCACGGATAGCTTCGCGCGCGCGGATGCGCGTTATCGCCGATCGTGGCGCAAAATATCCGATCAGTCGATCCAGGCGGTTCATAAATCAGAAACCGCTGGTCAAGCCATCGTCGCCCCACGTCGAAGGGCCGGGGAAGCCGCGATCGTGCGCGACCATGACCGTTGCCGAATTCGCCGGCGCCAGGCCAAGCGCGCGCATGATGATGTTGCGGATGCGAAGCAGATTATCGAGCGTGCCATAATCCACCGATTTTCCGTCATAGCTGACGCGAGTCGCGCCCGATGCGATGGCATTTTCGATCGCCGTCAGCTGGCCTTGCGTAAATGCCATCTGCTTACTTCCCCGATGTTTGGTTCTTCGCCGCGCGGCGATTGAAAAGAAAAAGCGCAACACGCTGCGCCTTCGTGGTTGTCACCACTACGTGATGATCTTCATTGCAAAGCGTCACTTCGACGCCGAACTGCTTTGCAAAGCCGGCGAATGCCTTCAGCAGATGCGTGCGGCCGCTGCCGGCATCGCCCCGCGCCTTCAGCTTGAAGGTCTTGATATCCCGCACAAGGATTTCCCGCGGCACATCACACCTCCCGATCGCGCCTTAACCAATTCGGCCGCGCGCGGATGAAGTCCGGCCGCGGCTGCGCGGCCGCGAATTCCTGATGCGCAACCCGTTCGGCGCCGCTTGCGTCTTCTTCGGTGACAGGATCAGCGATCAATGGAACGTTCGCAACCACGGCCGCCGCGCCGGCGATAACTTCCGCGGCGCCGTCCGCCGCCGGCGCGGCTGGAGTCGGCGCTCCCGCCTGCTTATTGGCAATTGCAAATTCCAACCCGCGTTCGATGTAGCGCGGCAGAGATCTGCGCACGGCGAGCGCGCCCACATAAGTATCGAGACAATTGCCGGCAATAAAAGTCTTTCTGTTGCGACGACAAATCAAAGTGCCGTTCGGCACGGTAATACAATAAACGCGTCCGACATAATTCACGCGGCCGATAATTGAACCACCGTTTTCATCCGCGCCCTTCAGCCAAATGTGTTTGGTTCTAATTTCATTGACATGATACTGAGGGAGGCAATTCCAACGCTCGCCGCGAAGCCTGATTATGGATGAGTCCGGTTGAACTATTTTATTGGTGGAACCGCGGCCCATTTTGACAAGACATTCCTGCAGATCGTCAGCGAATCCCCTGCTTGTCGTAGCAACGGTGCGATGCCCAGCGTCGTCAGTCCAACCATCGCCAGCAACGCAGGCCGCGAAAAATCGCTCCAGAACCTTGGGAGAGGATTCGAGAATCCAACGCGGAACTCTTTTATTAGGCGCGCCGGCGCCGCAAGATTGAACCAAATCGAATGCCTGACGCGAATTGATTATAAAGTTGACGCAATCGCCCCTTTTGCTTTCTCTAAAACGCCACGGCAGCCGTCTCAGAAGAGAACGAATCGTTTCAGCCTTCGGCCCTTCATTTTGTGAAATTATGGTCCGCACATCGTGAGGGGACTTCCATGAACATCCCTCGCAAATATACCAGCCAAAAAACTCCGCGAGATCGCCGCGATCTAATGTTAAGGCCGAGGTAATTTCTCGGCCCTGTTTGCTGACAGGAGCGGGCACGAAGATTAGATTGTCATCACCAATCCAGCGAGAAGAATATTTTAGGCCGTGGAAATCCTTCAGGTCCTTAGCCAATATATCGCGCGGCCTTTCGCGACCCTTCCAAATGCTTCGCGCCGAGCAAGTGATCATTCGGTGGTTCGGCGTCACTAGCGCATCAATGCGCCTACCATGAAGCGCGACCATTTCGCCGCTATAAGCGCGATCGATGTATGCTGTAGGAGGCTGATACTCTATCAGATCATTAGACAGATTGACCGTGGCGACAGCTTCCGATCTATCTAGTTCGGAAAACAGCTTCCAGCCCCTATCGGTCAGCACTTCAGTATCGGCGCTGAAGCATTCGTTGCGTTTGCCGGGCGGCAAAATCCAAACACTATAAGGCTGGCCCATGCGCAATCGTACTTCGCGGCGTTCCGCAGTCAACTGTTCGAAATAGGCCGCATTGAATCCGTCGGTGCCGGCGGCGGGATCGGCGACCGGGAAATGAATGAAGCCGGGCTTACGCTCGCCAGGCGCCGGCGGTTCGATCTTCAGCCGCGCCATCAGCGACTCTTTGCCCGAATCGACTCCCGTCAAATAGATCGGTTCGTTTGTCTTCGTGCGGCTGGCGCGGCTTGGCCACAGCGGCCGCGGGCCAGCGGTGCCCATGCAGGGGAAGACGCGGCGGCTGCGCCGGCGCCGGCAGAAATCCAGCACCTGCGCGGTTTGATAGCGCGCATCGACGCCGGCGGCGGCGACGCGCAGCACGCGACCCGTGACCGTCTTGAACACGCTTAGCAGCAGCCGATCCAGTTCGGCCCATGCCGCGGGCTGCGCCGGATCAAGATTGATGACCGTGTACTGGAACGGCCAGGATTCTTCGTCAGGTCCCCATCCGATCAGCTGCGTTTCCAGCCGATCGCCCTGCACGTCAGTATAGGCGGTCACCGCGCGGATCGCGTCCGGCAGACTTTCCGGCCCGTACACTTCGGCGCGGGACTTCAGATCATCGTTGCTGAAGCCTTCGCCGACCTGCTGCTTCCACTCTTCGGCCAGCGCCGTGTTCGTAAACTTCTTCAGCAGTTCCGGATTGCCCTGCGCATCCAGGAATTCCTGCACGATTTCCGCGAGGCGATGGCGCTTGCTGTAAAGCTTCGAAATGTGGAAGCCGGCGTGGCCATTGTAGGATGCCTGACTGCCGCACAGCGTGCAACGCGCGCGGCCGCGATCGTCCCACGCTTCCGGCACCTGTTCTTCGCCGCAGCAACTGAACGGCTTTGTCTGGCGCCAGCCGAACGCCGGCGCGCCCGCCAACCCATCCAGCGCGGCGGCACGATCGCGTTCCGACCAGATCGTCCCACACTTTTCGCAAACGATCGCTGCTGTTTCGGGAAGGTGTGCGGCGGTCGCGTCGCGATCCCAGCGAACATGCGACCAGGTTAGAACCTGTTCGAATTCGCAAAAGGGACACGCGACGTAGCACTTGCGCCGATCCGAAGCCTTGTATTCACGGCCGATACGCGACGCGCCTTCGACCGTGGGCGAACAGGTGCGCGCGAACTTGGCGCGATTGAGCGCCTTGTAGGTCGATGCGCGTTCTTCCGCGAGCTTGAGCGGATCACCTTCGGCGCCCGCGGACGGCGGATACTTGTCAACCTCATCGCACAAGATGATCCGCTTCGGCCGCGACGCGAGATCGGTGGGCGAATTGGCGCCGACAAAATCCAGCGATCCGCCGGGATAAGCCTTATGCGTGATCGTGTTTTCACTATCGCGCGAGCGCGGCACCTGCACCAGGTCGCGCAGCGCCGGCGTCGCTTCGATCGTGGGCGCAAACCGTTCCTTGGAAAATGACTGCGCAGCGCTTTGTGTCGGCTGCACCAGCAGGACCGGCGAAGGGTCCTGGTGGATGTAGTAGCCGGCGACGTTGATCAGGAATTCGGTTTTAACGACCTGCGTGCCGGCCATCACGGTCACGGTATGCGTATCGCCTTCCGTGATCGCGGCCATAGGCCCAAATGCAACCGGCTGCGTTGCTGTGCGCCACTTGCCGGGACTGGCAGAAGTTTTGTCGGCGACGTAACGATAGGTATCCGCCCACTCAATCAGCGACAGGCGCGGCGGCGGCTTCAGCGCCCGGCGGCACAGGCGCAAGCGCGCCTTCAGTTCCAGCCGGCCGATCGGCAGCGGCTTCGCGCTCGCCATCGACCGCGCGGTTGCCGGGGGTGTGAAGTTCATTCAACGCCTCTGTGATTTCCTTTGCTATGGCCGCCTCGCGTTGCTCGCGGCTCATTCCTTCCAGCACATCGGCCATCTTGCCGGGGATCGCCAGCAACAATTGCCGGACCACGGCATATTCACCCTCAACCTGCCGCGCGACTTCTTCGATCACGACAAGTTCGCCGCGCGCCAGGCGATTACGCATCGAAACCGCTTCGGCTTGCTCGCGCGTCAGCAGTGCGCGTTCGGTTCCCAGATCGATATTTGGATTTGATCCTCGGCCCGATGCGACCTTGCGCAGATGACGGATGTATTGAACACGCACGGCATCCAGATCATAGCTTTCAGCGCGCGTGATCGATCCGTCATTCAATAATTCGAAAAAACGCCGCTCGCCTAGGTCGATGTGGGCCGCCGCTTCCGCCGACGTGCGCCCCGTGGCAGCGCGTTCTTTTTGCAGGAAGCGGATATAACCGCGCACCACTTCGACCAGGCGAAATTGATCCTTGCTACTCGGAACGAAAAAACCTTTGCGTTCAAGCGCTCTAAAATCTTTCGGTTCGATCTGCAACAGCGCCGCGCCGAGCGCGCTGCTGATAATGCCGCTTTCCTGTTGACCTTCAGCCATCGCGCGACTACGCGGCCACAACAGCCGCGGCCGTGCCGCGATCGACGGCGATCGCATCGAAGTTGCGGCCGTCACCTTCCAGTATTGCTTTCTCACCGGCAAAGGCTTGCCAGCTTTTCACCGCGACGTCAGCGCCGAGCTCACTTACCGCGCCCTTCGTGGAAGCACTGCACAACAATCTGTGACACCCGAGAAGCCACACATCGCCGGCCCGCGAGATTGGTGCTTTCGGTTCGTTTGAATCATCCTGGCGAGCAGGCAATGGCTCGTCGAGATTAAACGTCGATATGTTGTCACCGCTCGCGATCGGCGCTTCCGGTTTTTCCGGCGCGGCGTTCGGATCGTTTTGGCCTGGCGTGGGCGCCGGCGCCAGGATGCGCGTCAGTTCCTTGGCGCTGAAGCCAAGATCAAGCGACAGATCGGCGCCGGCCACTTTCAGATCGGCCAGTTCCAGTGCCAGCAGTTCTTCGTCCCAATCGGAATTTTCCGCGATCCGATTGTCGGCGAGCGCATAGGCGCGGAACTGATCGGCGGTCCATCCGGCCGGGATGATAACCGGCGCTTCTGTCGCGCCTTCCAGCTTGGCAGCTTCAATCCGGCCGTGGCCGGCGATAAGCATGCCATCATCCCGCGCCAGCGCAGGCATCGTCCAGCCGAACTGCCGGAAGGACGCGCGCAGCTGCGCAATCTGTTCAGGCCCATGCTTTTTCGCGTTGCGCGGATTTGGCTTCAGCCACGCGATCGGCTTACGCTGCACGTTCCAGGCTGGCCATTCGCCGGCGCTATAAGTCCCCCCTACCGCCGGTACTGAGTCCCCCCCCTTGGGCAGCTTGCGTACAGTGCGGGCTGTAGAGTCACGGCGGCGTGCCATGGATGCGCTTTCCGATCTGGATTCGATTGAAACGGTCAAGCCGCGCCAGGCTGCCGTAGGAGTCTGCCTGGCGCGCCGCAGCCCATTCCACGGGCTGCATGTCGGCATCTTTGGAGTGCTGAGTCCCCCTAGGCCATTCCGGCGCTAGGCAGGCCCCACACTGGCGCGTGACCCGCATAGGGTGCCGGCCCTGGGAAGGACCCCAGGGATTTTGGGGTGCCCCGCGCCTTCACAGCAGCCGAAGCGTAGGCGTCAACGCCGCGTTGACATGGCGCGCCGCATCGCGGCCGCGAATGACGCCCGCGTGGCCTTCGCTATGGCGTCACGGAAGGCGTCCGCGAACGGAACGTCAGCAGGTTGCCGCACGCTTTGCCTGAAGATGTACTTCAGCTGCAGTCTGCCCTTGATGCCAACGAAGATGCCCTTGGCCGTGATGCGCAAGGCGCGCGCCGGCGTGCGCGCAATGATCGCAGCTGGCAGCTGATCCTTGCGCACGCCGTGCGGCCCACGCTGCACGGTACCCTTGGGCGGTATCGCCAGCCGCGCCTTGCGCGCCGTCCTGGCACCGCCGCGCATGTGCAGCGACAGGTGACCGCTGCCCGTTGCGCTGGCGCGCTCATCGTTGATTTCAACGCGAAGGTTTCGCTTCGTGGAGAACACCATGCCCAGCGCCCATGCGATGAAGGACGTGTTGCGCTGCGTGATACTCTTCGGCCAAGTGTCCTGGATCAGAACACCGCGCGCATCCTGCACCGCGCTATTGAGCGCAAGCGACAAGGCGAACGGGATTTGATCTTCAGCGCCGTCAAGCTGTCTCGCGCGCGCTTCGAATTCCGAGACGTCGAGCCGCAATTCCATCGGGCGTGTTAATCGCGAGCGTGGCGCGCAGCGTCTTTCGCGCGCTGGATGATCGGCTTCAGTTCCAGATCGCCGGTGCGCTCATAGTTGCGTTCGATCAGTAACAGCAGTTCGGCGTGCGACTCCAGCAGCCGATCAAGTCCGCTGGGCTTCTTCGATCCGGTCAACTTGCCGGTGGCATCCTTCAGCGCTGCGGTGACTGCCATGGCTGTTGCGTCCCTTCAGAGGCCAAAATGCCCCGGCCGCAGGGCCAGGGCATCCCGAATCGGGAAAACGGCTATGGGCAAAGCTTGATGCGTTCCCGACATATCGTCAAGGGGCAAGAAAGCACTGCGAATCAGGGTTTTCGGGCGGCTTCGATGGCCGCTACCAGCACGCCATGGGCATTCACGTTCGAGGCCACCATGGCCAGCGTCGCATACACGTCCTGCGCCGATCGGAAGCCGGCCGGCCGGGGCGTTTCCGGCATGAAGCGCGCAATCTCATCCAGGCTATCGCGCAGGCGCCGGCGCAGATGCCGTTGATGGCGCACGGTATCGTTGCCCTGCGCGTCGGCGACCTGGCCGATTTCCCATTTTTGGACCAGCACGGCACGCACCAGATTGACGGCATCGCTGCCCAGCGCTGCATCGATCTTCGCCAACCGTCGCGCCGAAGCCATGCGGATATCGGTGTCAGGCGTGATGAAGCGGCCGCCGTCGACAACCTCGCGGAACGGATCGATGGCGCGCGCGCCGCCGATCTCAACGGCCAGATAAAGTTTCTCGTAAAAGCGCGCCGCGTTCAGGTGCATCTGTTTTTCTTCTTCGGCGCGCGCGTTGGCCTCGTTCTGGATCGCGGCGATTTCATCGATCACGCCGCGCAATTCGATTTCGATCTGGCGCGCGCGCCGCTCAACGCGTTTGCGCTCGCCTGGCGCCGTCAGCTTATCGATGGCGGGCAGGGCATCCAGCGCCGCTTCCAGGCCATCGCGGCGCCGGCATAGCTCGGCGAGCTGCGCCGGCGGCTTCACTTCATGCAGCTGGCCGCGCTTGGCCATCTTGCCTACCACGTCATCGCGCACGGCGATCACGCGGCGCCGCTGCGGAACGTTCTTCTTCGGTGTCTTCATCGCCGGGCCGGCACCGATCAATTCCTGTTCGTAGCTTTCTTCCGGATCGTCAATCAAGATCGTGTCCAAAAGTTCCGATGCTTCGACGTCGGGCACCAGGTTGCCCTTTGCCGCTTCGAGTGCAGCCGCGAGCGTGGCCTCTTCCACGGCCGCGCGGGCGCGTCGCTGGCGCGTGGTTTCGAATTCAGCATCATCGCGCGCCTGGCGTTCCGTCATGCGCAGCGTTCGCGCGCCTTCCCGGATCGCAGCCGTTTCAGGATCAAGCTTTAGCACGGCAGGCGGAGCCGGCCTCACGGCATCGAACAAACCATCGAAGGCATGATCACGGCCATCGACGCCGCCAACGCGGCGCAAGTGCGGCGCGGCGGCCGGGGTCACTGGCGGCATCGGCGACGGCACGGCGAACATCGCCCGCATGGTGAACTCGCGCTGCACGCTGCCGCGGATCAGCACGGTCGTTCGTTGTTCGCTTTGATCGATCGTCACGTCTTCGCTGGGAATGTCGCTGGAAAAGATTTCAAGAAGCAGCGCCAGCAGCCACCGCGCGCGTCGCTGCGTGACCGCGGCCATAGCGTTCATCATCGCCAGGTGCTGCTTCGGCCAGGTTGTTTGATAGCGGTTGAGCCAGGCATTCCATTCCGCGGTTCCCGAATAGATCAGCGTCGCTGCATCATCGCTCATATTTGCTGCTCCCGTGAACAGCGCGCCGCATCAAGCGCGGCTCGCACTTCGGCTGAAGTGAAAAGCTGCGCCGCGCTCATCCCTTCGCAGGGTGCGATAGGAATATGCTTCATCAACTCACCGAAAAAACCGCCCAGCCAACGCAGCTCCGGTGCAGTGAGTTTCACCAACGGCACCTTTCCGATCTTTGTTTCATAAAAGATCGAAGAAATCTTTTTTGTTCTTCCGTTTATATCGCGCGTGAAAGTTGCGTCATTGTTCGGAAGCTTGCGATAAGCACCATCCACCTTGCCGGTGCGATCCATTTCAGCGACGAGGGGAGCTAATGCAGGATTGCGCTCTGCCTCGGTGACGACGGTTAGGGCTTTTGCAAACGTCTTCGGTGACATCCCGCACAGCTGCGCAGCACGATCGCGGACGTTCATCGGCACGGCAATTTTTATCCGGTGACCTCCTTTCGCTTTATTATCGCGTGCGATCGGCAGCAAAATATTTCGAAGCGCCCGGCCTATTGCAACAGCTTCGCTCGGCGTAAACGTTTTGCGTAACGCCGGATCGTTTTCAGCCCACTCGCCGCGGATAATTTGTTTCAGATCGACGCGGTAAATGGGAATCGGCTTGTCGGCATATTTAGATTTCTTCCAAGCTTCGATCCGGCGCCTCCCGGCAATCAAATTATCATCGGTGTCAACGACGACGGGCTGTAGCATCCCGATTTCATCGAAACTCACCGCCAGGCTTTTGATATCCCCGAGATCACGCCGAAATCGTTTGCCTACTTTGATCGCGCGAACTTCCATTGTCGCCTGCAGTTCCATGATCCGCTCCTATGTTCAACCGCATCACCAGCAAGCCTTTGCGAATTTCGCAAAGGCTTGCTCTTGGGAGGATGCGTAAGGACCGAAACGCAGGTCCGAAACCCTCCCACACGAAAAAGCCCAAAAACAAAGGACTTTTAGAAGCTTTTGGTAGGATGGTAGGATAAACAAGGTTTTGGTGTATGAAGCCTTCCGTACATGCGCGCACACACATACGCGTGAGTCAGAGCGCACCAAAACCCTGTTTATCCAACCTCATCCTCCCAAACGTTGAAAGTTCAAGACGTTACGCGACGCGACAACCTGCCAAATCTGGTAGGATGGGAGGTTAGACACAAACTTCATCGCCATCCCCGTCAGGCTTGACAGCCGGCGGCGACTCGGCATCGCCGTCCCCGGTTTTGCGCAGCGGCTTACCGAGGTGATCGATGAAATCGTTCACGCTCGCCGTCAGCCGAACGTTGAGCCACCACATGACGCCGGAATGCTTAGAGACGAAGCCGCGTTCCTTCAGCGCATTCGTCAATCCCTTGTTGGACCATTCCGACGCACCGTTCGCCTTGGCCCACGCGCAAAACACTTCGTGCATGACGCTGGACTGCACGCGGCCGCCGGCCTCGTGCGTCACGCAGGCTTCCAGGAAGCGGCCCAGCGGATCGTTGTCGCGGCGATAGTCCGCCGTGGCTTCGATGATGCCGGCCGGCGCATCGACGCCGCGATCCATCCAATCGCGCAGGCCATCCAGCATCCAGTTCAAGATGCCGGACGCTTCGGCGCGCAGCTTGTCGCCTAAATGCAGATCACGCTTTTCCTTCGGCACGGTCACCAGCCATGGCACCAGCAGCGGACGCCGCCAGATGCCTTCGTCGGTGCCGGTGATGTTCGGTTTATGGTTGCCCTGGATCGTCAGCTTGAACTGCGGATAAAAGCCGAAGAATTCCTTGTTCAGGTGCCGGCACATGATGCGTTCGCCGCCGGTCACCGCTTTGATCAGCGCTTCGTCAAGCTTGGCGCCGCGGTTCGGTTCCGATGCGCGCAGCGATCGCACGCCCGGCAGCATCGCGAGATCGGGCGTCGCCTGGCCGGCGTTGCGCTGACGGCCTTCATTGAGAAAGGTTTCGATCGGCACGGTTTCGGAATAGTCGCCCTCGATGCGGGCGCAAACATCTTCGAAGGTCGACTTGCCGTTTTTGCCGGTACCCCAAAAGATGCACAGCGCTTGCTCGCCGGCGTCGCCCGTGAGCGATAGCCCGCGCCAGCGCGCCAGGAAGCGGCGATAGGCTTCGTCCGGCTGCACGAAGTTTAGGAATTCAAGAAACCGCGGACAGGTCGCCTTGGGATCGTAAACCACGGGCGCCAGCTTCGTGATCAGGTCGTCGGGATCGTGCTTCTTGAAACTCACATAATCGGCATCGGCAACCTTGCGAAAAACCAGCGTGCCCTTTTCGGTGTTGAACTTGAACGGATCGGCGTCAAGTTCTTCCGTGGCGACGAACAGGTAGGCCGCCGCGCGTTTGGCGATCTGGCCCATGTGCTTGACGTATTCGGCCTGGCGTCCCCACGCCGCGAGCGAATCCGAGACATGCCATTCGTGTTCGACGCCTAGAATTTTCTTGATGCCCAGCAGTTCATCGCGGGCCGTGCCGCGGATCGCGGCCGCTTCGGCCTGGATGGCGCGCACGGTGTCGTGCTCGGCGGTCTTCACGCGTTCTTCGGCGCCGTGGCGCGACCACCTCTTGCCATCCCACCACAGCCAGCCCAGCGCCGGGCACCACAACAGCTTGCCGCGATAGCGCTCGCGGAAGCGTTCGGCGTTGCCCAAATCGGTTTGCGGGTAGAACGCCAGCTTGCGGTTCAGATCGTCATCGCGGCCGAATTCATTATCGCCATCTTCCGGCGGTTCGTCATCACCGCCGCCGCCGTCCGCCGTTTCCAGATCGGCCGATTGTTCCGCCGGCAAACCTCCCTTTTGGGAGGATGTGTTTTTTTCTTGCACAGATGTGGCAGGCGCGGCAGGGGCGGCCGCAGCAGCAGGGGCGCTGGGAGGATGCGAAGGATCTCCACCAGGTGCGGCCGCGGGTGCGGCCGCGGCAGGAATAGATGATCGGGCGCGCCGCTTCCGCGGCGCGACTTTCTTTCCTGGATCAGCCGGGATCGCCGGCGCTTCCGCCGGCCCCGCGGCATCCACGATGGCGACAATGCGTGAGAACGCGTCCTGCATCTGCTATGGCTTGTTTTTGTTGTCTGCTTCAGCCGATCGGATACGCACCAGACGCTCACGAATTTCACTCGCATTGTAGCCCACGTCGAATGACGCGGACGGCATCGATGGATCGAAGTAAAGTGGCACGCCCATTGTCTTCGCTAGGGCTTGTTCGGTCGCGTCAGCGGCCTTCACGCCGCCGCGGCGCTGCAGTTGTTCAGCGAGAATAGGCGAACAGAATATGGCGAGCGGGATGCGCTTCATTCGCGCACCGGATCGACTCGCGGCAGCAGATCGTCAGATGACCGCAGCCGTGCATTGCCCGTGGCGCTAAGGCGCTTCAACGCGAGGCCCAGCGCGCCTTCAGCCGCGGCCTTTTCGGCATCCGTGAGAAGCCGCAGCGGCTGCAGCGCGATCAGGCAATCATTGCCAGGACGCCACAAGGTAAAGCATCCGGGAAGGGATGCGCGGCGATGCCAATAGCCCATATCAGCCGCGGTCATTCGCTTCGCCCCATGATCATGTCGTTAAAGTCCATCCCGTCAGGCGCCCACGCGGCGCGCACAGTTCGACCGTCGCGAGCGAAGCGCGCTGCGGCGCGCGCCAACGTGCATGCCGTGGTGAAGCGATCGCTATCACCATCGCCCAGCAGCAGCACGTCAGTCACGCCGTCAGGGATGGCGATGCCGGGATCGGTCAGATCGGGCTGCGGACCAGGCACGCCCAGCGCCCGGCCCTTCGCCGACTTCAGCGTGGGATGGCGCGCGCTTTCGACCGACTTGCCGCCCATGTTCGGTAAATCGACCGCACACCAGAACGCCCGGCCTTCGTCATCGCGGCCTTCAGCGTGCATCGCCAGCCACACGCTAAGCGTGGTTTCGATGCCTTCGCCCATGACCAGCTGGCGCGGCGTGGCGTCGCCGGCTAGGCGGATCACATTGCCATTCTTCGATCCCAGCCCCTTCTTTACCTTCAGTGGTTCAAGGGTTTCCGGATCGTGGATCAGCGCCTTTCCTTTCGGCTGCTGGAGATCCAGATAGGTGCGATGCACGGCGCGGAATTCGCCGCTCGATGGATCGATGATCTGCGCCAGCATTGCCGGGCCGGTGTGGATGACGCGTGCGCGCTTTTCGCCAGTCAGATCGTCCACTTCATCGCCATAGCAATAGACCAGCTTCGGCGCGTAACGCAGATCAAGATCGTCAGGCAGCGTTGTGAGCCCGCGCCGTTCGCGCAGATAGGTTTCAACCGGCGATCCGCGCCACGGCTGGCCACGCCGCCAGATGTTCTGCGCGCTCGCGATCGCTTTGCGTCGCCATTCGTTCTGTTCCTTGTCGGCCGCCTCGCGCCGCTTGCGCTGATCCGCTTCGATCTGTTTCGCCCGTGCCGGATCGGGCTCGGTTGTGCCGCCAAGGAATGAGATTGCGCCGGTGAAGTCCAATCCCTCGCGTAGCTGCGCCAGCTTGATCACGTCGCCGCCGTCTTCGCAGAACGCGCAGACCCAGCCGTCATCGTTGCATTCGAACGCGGTTGAATCCTTGGCGCCGGGATTTTTCGAATGCAGCGGGCAGGGGCCAACGAAGCCTTTGCCTTTCTTGCGCAGCGATACCCATTTCGCCGCGATCTTGTAGCAAGGATTGCGGTGCTTCAGTTCGATAAGGGCGGCTTCGGAGATCATCCGTGCCCGGCCTTTTCAGCTTCCGGCGCGGGCTGCGGCCCGTTTGGCCAGATCGGCCGCACGCCGGTTTCTTCTTCGATGATATCGGCGACGGCTTCCTTCATTAAAGTCATGAACGCGCATTTGCGATCTGGCATGATCGCGATGGCCATGGCGATCGAGCCCAGCAGCACGGCGCCATCCATCGTGCCCTGCAGCGCATAATAGGCGTTCCAAAAATTGCCTTCATGGCGCAGCGCCAGGCGCCCGATCTGCGCGCCACCTGCCATCGTTCTCTTCCTTTCAGTCATCGCCGACCCCCATCGCGAACGTACAGCCCTTGATAGCGTCCTTCCCCGGCGATGCGCTGCGCGGTTTCTTCGTTTTCGAAATATCTCCATCCGCCAGGCGTTTTTACCCTGAAGGCGGCCGGGCGCGTGCGAAGCTTCAGCTTCGGCCGATGGATCAGCGCGCGAACTGCCCGCCAAAAGCGCAGCGGCCATGCCAGGCGCCGATCGACGACCACAATCCGCATTAAGGGACATTTGCCATCCGGCGAAGCCTCGCGCATCAGCGGCCGTGCGCAGTTCCTCCAGTTGTCATGCGGCCCTGACCCGCACCAGCTGCAGCGGTTTTTGCGATGCGGACAAGAGGCACACATTGACCCCTGTCCCGGCGCATCCGCTGGCGCGTCCCACCGATACTTCCCGCAACATTCAGTCATCGCCGGTACTCCTGGCGCTGTTCCTTCATTGCCTTGAACGCATCAACCATCCGCGCCAGCGCGCGGAATTCTTGTGCCCGCTTCAGGTTCGATTGCAGGCGGAAGCGGCGCAGCGGCCGCTTCGCCAGATCGGGATCATCCGGATCGCCGGCGGTCCACGCCGCTTCCGATTGTTCCAGATAGTCGGCCGCATCGGCCGCAGCTTGCGCCAGGCGCTTGAATGTCATCGGTTCGCAGGATGGTCGCTGATCGGCGATATCCCACGCCAGGCCACAGCACTGGCACTGCATCGCGTCCTGGACTTCGTGGGCCTCGCAGTTGGCAAGCACCTTCACTTCAGCCGCCGCCGGCGCTGCAGCGGGCGCCGGCGGCTGGCGAATGTCGGTTATTTCGGCGCCGGGAAACCGCGCCAGCACAGCCGCGACGGTGGGATCGTCGCGAACCGCCGCGATGTGCTCACCATCCGTCACCGCATCTGCCGCTGTCAGCATGGCTTTTGCACTTCCACGGCTTGGCCGGGATAAAAGATGCCGGCCCGGCGCTCCACTTTTCCACTTCACTGACGACATTGGCGCGAGCCGACTCCAGGGATGATGCCGGCCGCTGCGAATGCCGGCATTCCGGCAACCACACCGTGAAGATCGCGCGCGTGTTGCCGCAGCCGATGAAAGGCGCGACGTGCCCGATCACGACTTCGCCCAGCGTGACGGTCTCGCCGTCATGCTCGCCGCGCTTGAAGGACAGGATCGGCGTCATCACCAGCCCGGCCCCGCAATGTAAAGCGCGCGCGGCTTGCCTTCGCCGCGCTTGACCCGCAGATACTTGTCGGTTTCACAAAGGATGTTTGGAACGTCGCTGAAATCCATCTGCACGCCGGTTTCAGCGACCACCACCTTGTAGATCGCGCGCATTTCGGCCAGCGCCTGTGCTTGCGGAAGGCCGCCGTCGACGTTGCGGCCGTGAAGCCGGTTAAGCCCGCGGATTGTGCCGGGGCCAGCAGCTGCCCACGTCGCTACATCCTGCGCGTCGCGCAACAGCCCGGTGAAGCGCATATCGACCACGGCCTGATAAGCCATGAACTGGCCCCAACCATTCGAACGCGTGATCCACTCGTGTTTACCCTGCAGCGTGTATGGCGCCAGGCGAAAAAGGTCCCGGCGGCGCCACAGGTCGCCGATCACGACTTCAGCGATATAGCGTTGCTTGTCAGCGCCCTTTTGCGCAGGCGCCGATATCATGTAAGCGCCGGTATAGATTTTCTGGCCATTAAGCTTGCGGCGATTGAGGATGATCGCAATTTCCGCAGGGTCAAACTTCTGATAATCCGGCCACGCACCATTTGAGATCAAGTCGGCCAGCGTTTCAGGCCAATTGATCTGCCGCGCAACGCACAGCATCAACCACAGATATTGATGGCCGGCGAAGGGCAGGCGGATGAATTGATCGATCCACTTCGTCACCCGATCGTCTTCGCGGCGCACGTTGCAAAAGCGATACGTGGAAAGGATCGCATCATCGGTCCACGGCCACGGGCAATTGCAATCCTTGCTGCTGCGGATTTTCTCGCGCTCGCGGACCCAAAAGAACAGCGGCGAATAATCGGGCGTTGCCATATCAGGACTCCATCGCCGCCGGCCACGGGATACCTGCCGGCTCCGGCACGGGAACCGAATTCGGATACGTCAGCACGCGGAAGCGGCGCCAAGTGATCGCGGTTTCCGGCGTGCCCAGCTGCCGTGTCGCGCGCCAGCGCGCCATCATGCAGGCGCACTGGCGCAGCGTGATCTCGACGGCGCCGGCGTCGATCGCCAGCAGCCGGCGCGACTTCGAAATGTCATAGTGCGGGCCGGCGCGGCGGTTCTGGAAATGCTCGCGCGCGACGCCCACCCGATCGGCCATCGCGTGCAGTTCATCGAGCGTATCGGCGATCAGATGGCACATGATCATGCCGCGATACGGCCGCATCATATCGTCAACGTAAACTGTCATCAGGCCAGCCCCTTATTGATGGCCAGATGCTCAGGCATCGTGACGCGCACCAGGCGGCTGCCGTTTGTGCCGGTGCCGCGAAGTTCGTATTCAATTTGCGAGCGTGGTAGCCATTTCCAATTCTCGAAAGCCGTGTCGCCGCGTTCGGAAACGGCGATGGCTTTTTTTGATGGATTATCGTTGTGCAAAATCAGATCGAGGTCGACCAAATCGGATGCGCCGGTCACACGCTGGCCACCGCGAGCCGGCCGAGTCGGCGCCAGTTCATTGTCTCCGAAGCGTCCCCGATCCGTCATGGCAGCGCCTTTATCAGTTCAGCGATCTGCGCTTCGGTTTCCTTGACTTCGACCGTGCCGCTCACCAGCAGGATCACAGTATGGCCGG